ACTATTGTAAGTATTTAAATCCACTACTATAGTTCTTTTTGGTACAATTATGTTATCAAAAGTTACTGACTGATCATTTAATATTTGTCTATATTCATATACAGTAGTTTGTGCTGTACTTACACTACCATATAAACTTACCATATAACTATTGAAGTTGTCATTATTTAAAGGCCAATCATAATAAGGATCAATTATATCATTAGATAAAAATATAATCCAATCTAATCTTGGATCACCAAAAAACCTATCAGCTATAGTATCAGGTCTATCTTCATCTTGTACCAAATAATCATAATGAACAACAAATCTATTTTTAACAGCATCTCTTATTTTAAATCTTAAAGATATATCAGTTAATAATTCAAAATTACTATTTTTTTTAAGACTATAGTTAACACTTGGAAATCCTGTAAATAAAAAACTCATTACTTTCCTTCTACAATATCTTGTTTGGTTAGTATTTTTACTTCTGTAAAAGTTAATTGTAAATTAACTACAGCTGGAGCTAGATCATGTGTTAGTGTAGTAGCATCATCTGTTCTTGCAGATTTATTATAATACAATGGAGTACCTTCACCGTGATATTCAACTTGAATATTATTACATATACACCTATCAAATGCAAATGTATCTTGGTTTGAATCTGACAATTCAATTTGAAACTCAGCAGGATATCTAAAAAAATGTCTGCCTTGAGAATATTCAGGAGCAGCGGCTAATTTAAAATTTTTAATTAAACTTTTTATTCTTGCACTTTCAACTAAAGATTTTGGTCTTAAATCAAATGCAAAGGTAAATGATCTAAATTCAGGAGATTCGTAAAGTAAAGCCAAGTGAGGATTTCTAGCTATACCTCCAGTAGCAAAATTTGAAACTATACTTTGTCTAATTCCTTCTCCTACAACAGCTCCACCTATACCAAATCTGGATCCAAGTAAAGGTCCTATTTCAGTTCCAAATGCAGATACACCTAAACTTAATAAACCTTCAGGACCAACTTTTCTTGCAGCTTGTCTTCCTGCTGTCATTAAATTAGTTCCTAAATCTTCTAATTTATTTGATTCTTGTACTGCTTTTTTCAAATCACCAAATAGAGATGCACCTGCAGATCCTAAAACTCCTAAATTATCTCCTTTATAATTTTGTGAGTAACTTGTTCCTAGATTATTAGGTAATGGAAGATACATTTCTGCTAGCTTTTCACCTGGACCATTATTACTTTCTTCAGATAAAACACTCCTAGCTCTATATCTTTCAAATATTGAAAATTTTATATAATTATCAATAATTTCTATAGTTTCAGGAAACATTACTTCCTTGGCGTATGAGTTATTGAAAGCAGATGGACTTTCAAATTGTTTCATTATATTTTCTTGTTCACCAAAACTCTTTGATAGTTGACTGAGTATATCTGGTGTACCCATATCTCTTGAGTCGTAATGAAATGAAGCAGTTTGTTGTTTAGCCATTTGACTTTTCCTTCTAATTGGTATATACTTTCTATATGACTATAGGTAAGTATAAAGGCAGATTCAAACCCAAGTTTCCTAAAAAATATAAAGGTGATCCTACTAATATTATTTATCGAAGTTCTTGGGAAAAACAATGTATGTTGTATTTTGATAGAACAGATAATATTTTAGAATGGCAAAGTGAAGAATTGTTTGTTCCATATAAACATCCAATAGATGGAAGGATCCACAGATATTTTCCAGATTTTTTAATAAAAGTTTTAAATAAAGATAAAAAAGTTGAAACTATAATGGTTGAAGTTAAACCATTCAAAGAAACAAAAGAGCCTAAAATACAAACAAGAAAGACTCGTAGATATATTAATGAAGTTAAAACATATGCAATAAATACTTATAAGTGGAAATATGCAAGAGAGTATTGTGCAGATAGAAGATGGAAATTCATTATTATAACAGAAAAGGAATTAGGTAGAAGACCTTGGTAGCATATATTTTTAATACATTACTTGAAGAAGGTATACAGTCTGGTAAAGCTCCAGGTTTAACATTAGAGTCACGTGATTGGTTTAGAAGTTTAGCAAGAAATACTGTTGCTGCATCTCCTTCAAAAATTACTAGAACAGCACCAAAAGCTCAAATAGTAAGAAGACCAGATTTAGGATTTATGTATCATTTTTTTTATGATCCTAAGACTAAAGCAAAACTTCCATATTATGATAGATTTCCGTTAATTTTTAGAATATCTCAAGAAATTGATAAAGGATCATTTCTTGGAATTAATTTACATTACCTTAATCCCAGATTAAGAGCAAGATTAATGGATCAACTTTATACTGTATCAACAGATAAAAGATTTGATGAAAAAACAAGATTAAAAATCAATTATAATATACTAAATAGAGCTAGCAAGTTTAGATTTTTTAGACCTTGTGTAAAGAGATATTTACTTAGTAATGTTAGAAGTAGGTTTATTAAAATTAATTCTGATACATGGGATCTTGCATTATTTTTACCAACAGAAAGATTTGTCAAAGCAAATAAAACAAAAGTATTCAGAGATAGTAGAAAAGCAATAGGATAATGGTAGCAATAGATTTTAAAGGAATAGCTAATAGACAGAGCAGAGGACCTGGATCTAATCCTCAACAAAAAACAAGATCAATATCTCCAATTCCAAAACCTCCGGTAGGTGACAATCAAACATATCCAGGCTTTAATGTAAGTAAATTTTCAGGTGAGTTAAATAGAACTGGAGTTGCTTATCAATCACATTTTTTAGTTTTTTTTCAAGTACCTATAACTCGATTAGTTGGAAGAGGAACTTCGTTAAACTCTGATCCAGGATCAAGAAATCAAAATGCATTAAGCGATATATTTAATGAACAATTGAGTAGATTAAGTGATGGTAATTTTACTTGGAGTGATGGAGCAATGCAACATTTTGCACTTAGAATTGATAGAGTTAATATTCCTGGAAGAATAATTATAAGTTCTCCTTATAAAGAAGGCAACTATGGATTAACAAGAGAGTATCCAACTAATGCAGTGTATCAACCAGTAGATGTTTCTGTTATTATGTCTAAAGATTTTAATGAAAAAATATTTTTTGAACAATGGCAAGATTTAATTATAGGACCTCATAGAACTCATGATGATCTTGATGGAAGACTTGGAGTTAGAGATTTAAACTATATTAGTAATTATGCAACAAGTCTTACAATAGTTCAGTTTAATAACCTTAATAAAGAAACTGATACTGGTGAAAAAAGTTCTATTCTTGAAAATATAATTGGGTTCATGTTTGGAGGAGGAGGTTTTAGACCTGGAGACCCAGTACCTGTTTATAGTTGTACACTTCAAGAAGCATATCCAAGAACTATACAAGATATTCAAGGAGATTGGGGTAGTAATGACATACATAGATTAAATGTAGTTTTTGATTATAAATACTTTAAAGATAAAAAGATTGGACCTCCTATTCAAAAAATAGCTAGACAAGATCCAACTTTTTTTGAGAGGTTAGCTCAAAAAGGCATTACACAAGGAGCATCTGTTCTTCTTGGTGATGTAGCTAGGAGAGCAGGATTATCTCAAAAACAACAAGCGTTTTTAACCGGAGCAACCACTGTTGCAAGACAAGTGTTTGGGAGTGTGAATAGTAAATATAATTTAATATAAGAATGAAAATATAATGCCTTTACCAAATTTAGTAACACCTGAATTCAAAACATACCTACCATCTACAAACGAACCTATAACTTTTAGACCGTTTTTGATTAAAGAAGAAAAAGTTCTTTTAATGGCTCAAGAAGGTAAGGATCCAATTGAAATAAAGAATGCAGTAATTAATCTTTTAAAAAGTTGTATACTTACTGAAGTTAATATTGAAAACTTACCGTTGTTTGACATAGAGTTTTTATTCTTACAACTAAGAATGAAAAGTGTTGGAGAAGTGGTTAGTCTTCATATTAAACACATTGAAAATAAAGAATGTATGCACTCAAATAAATATGAACTAAACCTAGAGGAAGTAAAAATACATTTTGATCCTGAACATAAAAATATAATTAATTTAAAAGATGGAGTAGGTGTTGAAATGAACTATCCAAGTATCAATATGTTTGATCAAATTGATGTTACAAAAAACACTTCAATGAAGGCTGCATTCAATATGATTTCAAAATGTGTCAAGCATGTTTTTGATAAAGATACGGTTTATTCTGATTTTACAGAAGAAGAATTAAATGATTTTCTTGGAAAACTAGATCAAAAACAATTTTCTAAATTAATTAATTTCTTTGAAACTATTCCAAAATTAAAACATAAAATAAAATTTAAATGTTCCAAATGTGGTGAAGACATTGAATACGAATTAAACAGTCTCAATGATTTTTTTTTGTAAGTTTATCACATGAAACTCTAATGAATTTGTATCAAACTAACTTTGCTTTGATACAACACCATAAATATTCATTAGAAGAGCTTGAAAACATGGTTCCTTTTGAAAGAGACATTTATATTGCACTTCTAGTTGACTTTATTAAAAAAGAAAACGATAGGATAAAACAGCAACAAAATGCTAAGAGGAGATAATGTCGGATCATAGAGAAGTACCAGAAGTTAACATTAGTAAATCATGGGGAGAGCAAGGTCCAAGACTAAGTGCTCCAATGGATAATGGTCCTCCTGAAATGTCACAAACTATAGTAGCTGGTGATATGGTTGAAAATAGTGGAGGTTTGAGTGATGTTCAAGCTGGTATAGAGTTTGTATATAATATAAGAGAACATGTTTTAGATATTGGAGTTGCAACAGTATATTTTATAGCTGTATATGCAATGGTGTTATGGATCCAAAAAAAATTAAAGTAGGTTTATATGGCACAAAAAAAATTAC